TCATTTGTTGCTGGTCGAACTTCATTCTCTGGAACATTAGAAATGCACTTTGACGAAACAGATAGCCCACAAACAAGTTTAACTGCTGGTTCTTCAATCGCTTTTATTTTATTGCCTGAGGGTAATGCAAGTGGCGACAGAAGTTTTGCTGGTACAGGAATTGTTACAGGAATGTCAGTTAATAACTCAATGGACGCAATCGTTTCAAGAACTGTAACTTTTCAAGGAACAGGTGCTTTAACTATAGGTACTGTATAATCCTAATTTATGTCAGTATTAGATCATGCTCGTTCTCACTTTGAGAATATTGGTGTTCAATCTATAGAAGTTCCTGAATGGAAAGATGAACATGGGAAACCAAGTATTATTTATTGGAATCCTATAAATCTCCACGAAAAGAATATTCTTTTTAAGAAATCTGGCAATATGTCAGAAGTAAGTATTCTTGCAGATATTCTTGTAATGAAAGCCTTAGACAAAGATGGTAATAAAATATTTAAACCAGAAGATAAATTAGTTTTAATGCACAAAGTTGATTCTGATGTTTTATCTAAAATTGCAAATGTTATGGTTTTAAATATCACTCCCGAAGAAGTAAAAAAAAACTAAACTCTACACCTGAATTAAAAAATTTACTTATTGTTGCTGATAGGTTAAAAATAACTTTATCTGAACTTTTAAAAATGGAAGTTTGGGAGTATAATCATTGGCTAGGTTATATGATGATCGAACAAGATCAACACGAATCAGCTATGAGGAAAGCAAAACACAGGTAATGGCACAAAATCTAAAAATAAATATACTTGCACAAGATAAAACTAAACAAGCCTTTAATGGTATTAGAGGTAGATTAGATAAATTAAAAAGTGCAGTATTTTCAGTTAAAGGTGCATTAGTAGGTATTGGTGCTGGTGTTGTTGTAAAATCATTTATTGATACAGGACGAAGTATTGAAGATTTATCAGTAAGATTAAAACAATTATTTGGTAGTACACAAGAGGGTGCAAAAGCATTTGATGTAATGTCTAAATTTGCATCTAAAGTTCCTTTTTCACTAGAGCAAATTCAAGCATCAGCTGGAAATCTTGCAGTTGTTTCAGGAGATGCAGATAGACTTGGTAAAATATTAGAGATAACAGGAAATGTTGCATCTGTTACAGGAATAGATTTTCAAACTGCTGGAGAACAAATACAAAGAGCATTTAGTTCAGGTATAGCTTCTGCTGATATATTTAGAGAAAAAGGTGTTAGAGATATGCTTGGTTTTAAAGCTGGTGCAACTGTAACAGCAGAAGAAACTATAAAAGCATTTGAAAGAGTTTTTGGTAAAGATGGTAAATTCGGTGGTGCAACAGATGAACTTGCAAACACATTTACAGGAACTTTATCTATGCTTGGCGATAAGCTATTTAATTTTAAAAAGAATGTTGCTAATGCAGAATTTTTTAGTGCATTAAAAGGAGAGTTTAAAGACTTAAATAAATTTATTGAAGAAAACGCAGATGCTTTTGAAACAATATCTGAAGTTATTGGTTCTGTATTAACAGGTGCTGTTAAACTATTTTCAATATCAATTAAAGGTATTGCAAATGCTGTAGAGGGTGTTCGTGATGCCTATGAGGGGTTATTGAACTTACTTAATAAAATACCAGGTATTGATATTCAATTTATTAGCAAACAACAAAGACAAATACTAAGAGAATTAAGATCATATGAAGATAGCATTATGCGTATTGCTAAATCACAAGAAACAGTAAATGTTACATTAGCAAAAGGAACAAAAGAAATTAAAAAACAAAAACATGAATATAAAAATATACATCAAGCACATATACAATTTAAAAAACAAGTAGAAGCACAAAATTCTTTACAGATGGAAATATTAGATAAAGTACAAAAACAGAATAAAGAATTTAGTTTATCGAATGAAATATTTGATGGTATAAAATCTGCAACAAGTTCATTTTCAAGATCATTAGCAGAAGCATTAGTGTTAGGAAAAAGTATAAATGTTTCTATGAGAGAATTAGCACAATCTTTATTAGTTGAAATTGTTGCTAAGACTATTGAAAGAATTGCTCTTAAAGGAATAGAAAAAATATTAGATGAAACTTTATTTAAAAAAGAAGAAGATAAATTAACTTCTATGAAAAAACAAGAATCATCATTAAAAAGACAAATTGCTTTACAATTAATTTTAAGTGCTATTGGTGGTGGTGGTGGTGGTTTTCCAGGATTTGCAAATGGTGGTGCTGTATCAAAAGGTCAACCAATCGTAGTTGGAGAACAAGGTGCTGAATTATTTATACCAAATTCAACAGGCCAAATAACACAATCTGCAAGAGGCACAGGGGGTGGTGCTACTACAGTTAATTTTAATATCAATACAGTAGATGCTTCTGGCTTTGAAGAATTACTTGTAAGATCAAGAGGAACTATTACACAATTAATTAATAATGCAGTTAATGAAAGAGGGAGTAAAAACTTAATCTAATGTCAGGTGCTTTCCCAATATCTTCTGCAAAGTTTGAATCTTTAGGAATAAAGTCAATTCAAAATACTATTATCTCAAAAACTGTATCTGGTAAGAAACTTGCTAGACAAATAGATAATCAAAGATGGGCTTTTACTGTTCGTATTGTTACAGCAACTAGATCAGATGTTTATGGAGAGTTAATGGCCTTTATAGTTAAACAAAGATCAGGCAAAGAAAACTTTACAATTATCCCACCAGAAGTAGAAGATGCTAGAGGTAATGAAACAAATACAGTAAGAGTTAATGGTGTTCACGCAGTAGGAGATACAACGATTGCTATGGACGGACACCACAATGATAATCCACACGCATTTAAGTCAGGAGATTTTATTAAGTTTGCTAGTCACGATAAAGTATATATGATTGTAGCAGATGTTCAGGCTTCTAGTAATTCTTCAACAGTAACTATTGAGCCACCTTTACTTACAGCATTAGCAGATGATTCTATAGTAACTTATGATAATGTTCCATTTACAGTACATTTAACAAACGATATTCAAGAGTTTGGTGTAGTTGGAACTGCTAAAGATGGTGCTTTGTTGTATCAATTTGAATTTGATGTAGAAGAATCTCTATAGTGAAAAAATATAAAATTACACACAAGATAACTGCCGATTTTATTGCCGAAGTTATTGTTAATGAAGATCAAATAGATGCTAGTATTAACGATCTTAAAGAATACAAGAAACCTAATAGCAAATTTGAATATACTATGTTAAAAGGTACAGAAAGTGTAACTCAAACAACTTACGAACAATATGACGAGAAGCCTAACAACAGCAGTAAAGAACGAAATAGCGACTAATGATATTAGACCTATTCATCTTATAACTATTGGCTTTTCTACTCCTGTTAATTTTACTGATTGTTCTTTTCCTTTAACATCATCAGTATCAGGCTCATCAGTTACATATTCAGCATCAGATCATTTATTAGGTATATCTGACTTTTCAGAACAAACAGATGTAAGTAAATCTAGTATTACACTAACTTTATCAGGTGCAGATCAAACCTTTATTTCAACTGTTTTAAACGAAAATGTTATTAACGATACTGTAACAATATTTAGAGGATTATTAGATGATGATAATACTATATTTGCTGACCCTTTTTTACTTTACAAAGGAAGCATAGAAAACTTTGAAATACAAGAGCAACCAAAATCAAGCACACTATCATTATCTATTGTATCTCATTGGGCAGACTTTAATAAAAAGAATGGTCGTAAAACAAACAATACATCACAACAAAGATTTTTTAGTACAGATGCTGGTATGGATTTTAGTTCTCAAACAGTACAAGACATTAAATGGGGTAGAGAGTAATGCAAGATATTATTTCACTATATAGAAATTATCCTAAATATGATAATCTACACGATCTTGATTTACAACATCACATCAAACCAAGTATATTTTTAAACCAATATAAAAAACATTATCATAATGATAAATTAGTTGGCTTTACAAATTGGGCTTATTTATCTGATTATGCTTTCAATCATTTTAAACAAACAGCTAAAATAAATTATAAAGAATGGAACTCAGGAACTAATTTAGTATTTGTAGAATTTATTGCTATTAAGAATGTTAGAAAAATTTTTAAATGGTGTGTTAATATGGCTAACAAATTTAAAGGTATTAAAGATAATTTTACTTGGTTAAGAGTAGAAGATAATCAAATTAAAAGAATGGTAGTTAAGGATATATAATGGGTGGATTTGTAGATTCTGTTGTAGATGCAGGAAAAAAAGCAGTTGGTGTTGTAACTAGTTTTATAACAGGGGGAAACCCTTTAATATCTTTAGGTATATCTTTATTTTTAAGTTGGGCTTTAAGACCTAAAGCACCTGATATTCCTGATTTTGCAACAAATGAATTTGATGATTTTGAAAAAGGTATTTTAATTAATAAACAATCTAATGACGCTAATATTCCTGTTATTTATGGAGAAAGACTTACAGGGGGAGTTAGAATTTTTATGGAAACTTCAGGAACAGATAATACTTACTTGTATATGGCTATCGTTATGGCAGAGGGAGAAATAAATGATATAGAAGAAATAAGAGTAGATGATAAAGCTGTTACTTGGGCAAGTGCATTATCAGATGGAACAGCAGTTGAAGTAGGTAGTGGAGATAGTAATTTTTTTAAAGCAGACCCAACTGTCGAGGGTTCAAGTGCAGAAAGTTTAATTAGAGTAGAGCCTCATTATGGAACTGACGGACAATCAGCATCTAGTTTATTATCAACATTATCATCTTGGGGAAGTAATCATAAATTATCTGGCTTATGCTATTTATCACTTAGGTTTAAATGGAACTCTGATGCTTTTACAGGAATACCAAAAGTACAAGCAAAGATACAAGGAAAAAAAGTTGTAGCTTATAATTCAAGTTTAGTTGCACAAACTTCAGCATACTCAACTAATCCAGCTTGGTGTTTGTTAGACTATTTAACTAATGCAAGATATGGAAAAGGATTAGCAATAAGTGAAATAGATTTACAATCTTTTTATGATGCTTCACAAGTTTGCGTCACACAAGTAACTCCATATTCAGGTGGTAGTGATATAAATATTTTTGATATTAATACTGCGTTAGATACCTCTAAACCAATCATAGATAATGTTAGAGAGTTTTTAAAAGGTTGCAGAGGTTACTTACCTTACAATGCTGGTAAGTATAATTTAATTATAGAAACAACAGGAACAGCATCAATTACATTAACAGAAGATAATATCATAGGTGGTTACTCATTATCTACTCCAACAAAGAATGATAGATACAATAGAGTTATAGTTGGATTTGTGAACCCAGCTCGTAATTTCCAAGTTGATGAAATACAATGGCCACCAATTTCAGATTCAGGATTACCAAGTGCAGATCAACACGCAACTATGAAAACTGCTGATGGTGGATTTTTATTAGAGGGTAGATTTGATTTTAAAACTATTACATCACAGTATCAAGCAGAAGAAATGGCAGAGGTAATACTTAGAAGAAGTAGAGAAGCATTATCTTTAGGTATTAATGTTGATTTTAATGGTTATGATTTAGCGATTGGAGATATAGTTAATATTACACATAGTTCTATTGGTTTTTCTGCTAAACCTTTTAGAGTTATTGGAATTACTTTTAACAGAGATTTAACAGTAGGATTATCACTTGTTGAATATCAGGCTAGTCATTATACTTGGGCTACAAAAACACAAGCAACAACAGTACCAACAACTAATCTTCCTAATCCATTTACTATCCAACCACCAGCAAGTGTTACTTTAGATGATACATTAATTGAATATAATGATGGAACAGTTATCGTTGCTTTAGATGTAACTATAGGTGCAAGTACAGATAAATTTATAGATTATTACCAAGTAGAATATAAAAAAAATTCAGATTCTAATTTTATTATATATTCACAAGGTTCAGGATTAACACATAGAGTTTTAAATGTAATTGACCAAGAAACTTATAATGTCAGAGTTAAAGCTGTAAATCATTTAGGTGTATCTTCAACCTATGTATCAGCATCTAGAACAATAGTTGGTGCTATTGAACCACCTAGCGATGTAGAAGATTTTGCTTGTAATATTGTAGGACAAGAGGCTCACTTATCATGGACACAAATACCTGATCTTGATTTAGCATATTATAATTTAAGATTTAGTGAAGAAACAGATGGAACTGCTGATTGGCAAAACTCAGTAGCATTAGTAGAAAAAGTATCAAGACCAGCAACTTCAATATCTGTACCAGCAAGGGCTGGAACTTATCTTTTAAAAGCAGTAGATAAACTTGGTAACTTTAGTTCAAATGCTACAGCAATTATTTCTAATGTTACAGGAGTTGCTAATTTTAACACAATTACAACACAATCTGAACACCCTGACTTTGCTGGAACTTTAACAAATACTGTAATTACAGATGATGCCATTGAGTTAGATTCTTCTGAATTATTTGATAGTGCTTCAGGGAACTTTGATTCTGAAACAACTAGATTTTTTGATTCTGGTGTTGCTAATGCTGACTTCTTTGCAAGTGGTAATTATTTATTTGCAGATGTAATTGATATAGGTGCTAAACACACAGCTAGAATTACAGCATCATTAACTCAAACATCAGATAATCCAGATGACTTGTTTGATAATAGATCAGGTAATTTTGATTCTGCTTCTTCTAACTTTGATGGAGATACACCAGCTAATGCAAATGCACATATAGAAGTTGCAACAAGTGATGATAATGTAACTTATACATCTTTTCAAAACTTTGTTATTGGAGATTACACAGCAAGATATTTTAAATTTAGAGTAGTATTAATTTCAAGAGATGGTGCTTCTACACCTAGAGTTTCAGCAGTAACAGTAACGATTGATATGATTGACAGAATATTTAGTGGAAATGATATAGTATCTGGTGCTGGAACTAAAACTGTAACATTTACAAATCCATATAAAACTGTTAATTATGCACTTGGAATTACAGGACAAGGAATGGCCACAGGAGATTTCTTTCTTGTAGAAAATAAAACTATTAATGGATTTGATGTAACATTTAAAAATTCAAGTAATACAGCAATATCAAAAACATTTGATTTTATTGCAAAAGGCTTTTAAAAGGAGTATAAACACATCATGGCACAACACGATTACGACATAGCGAACCAATCATTCCCAGCTTTTAGAACTGATTTAAATAATGTTCTAGGTGCTATTAATTCATCTAATTCAGGAACTTCAAGACCAAGTTCTGCTGTCGCTGGTACTATTTGGTTAGACACAACATCAGCAACTACTCCTACTCTTAAATATTATGATGGTGCTGGAGATATATCTCTTGCAACTTTAGACCATTCAGCAAATACAGTTAATTGGTTAGATAGTTCAGTTGTAGCAGATTTAGTAAATGATACCTCTCCACAATTAGGTGGTCAATTAGATGTTAATGGTAATGCTATTGGAGATGGAACTTTAGAACTATTAAAGTTTTCAGAAACAGGTAGTGCAGTTAATGAATTTACAATCGCAAATGCTTCAACAGGAAATAATCCTGTCTTATCTGCAACAGGTGGCGATACCAATGTTGGAATAGAATTTACTACAAAAGGTACAGGAACAATTAAATTTAACGATCTAGCTTATATTCCTCAACAAGCATTAACATCGTCATCAAATGCAGTTGCTTGGGATACTCAAGCAAAACCAAACGCATATCATCTAACAACAGAAAATACTACTTTTTCTGCACCAACTAATTCTGTAGAGGGTGCTTTTATTTGTGTTGAAATAAATTATAATGGTTCACACACAATAGCTTTCAACACAGTATTTGAGTTTGCTGGTTCAACTGCACCAACATTTACTTCAACAGATGGTAAAACGGACATTTTAGTGTTCAAGTATAATGGGGCTATTTGGCAAGAAGTTGGTAGAACATTAAACCTAAGTGAAAGTTAAAATATGTACGCAATAGTAGAAGATAATAATATTACACAATACATTAATAATCCTAAATCAGTAGTGATTGGAGATGTAAGATACCCAGCTAAAATATTTCAGTTATGGTCACAATCAGAATTAAATGCAATAGGTATTTATGAAGTTATAACTGATTCAACTAATTACAAAGACGAATCATATTACATTAACACTAACGAACAATATAACTTTGCTGATGGTCAAGTTACTAAATCTTGGGGAACTGCAACTGCTAAAAGATTAAATGATGAAAACGCAGTAGATGAAGATGGTAATAATATTATAGAAGATGGTGTTCAAGTAATTAACTATGGTTTAAAAACTGAAAAGAAAAGAATAGTTAAACAACAAGCATCAGGATTACTAGCACCTACTGATTGGTATGTAGTTAAATCAACTGAGGTAGCTGACTATGATGTTCCAGCAAACATATTATCTTTTAGAGCAGATGTTAGAAGTAAGTCTAATGAAATGGAAACTCAAATAGATGCTTGTACTACTGTTGATGAACTAAAAGCATTATACGAATACACAAGACAAGAAGATGGAACTCAAACAAGACCACTAGCAGAATTTCCAGAGGAGATTTAATGCCACTAATACTTGGAACTAACTCCATAAAAGATACAGGCTATGATGTAGCTAACTCACTAAGATTTAATGAGGGAAGTAGTGATAGCTTAGAATATACTCAATCAACACCTACTAATGGAAAAAAATTTACAATAAGTGTTTGGACAAAGTTTATGGAACATCCTCTTGGAAATGGACAAGAAATAATAGCTGGTGGAACAGATGGTTCAAATGAAACTTTTTTAAGATATAATAATCAAGAAAAAATACAATTTAGACATGAACATTCATCAGATACTAATTGGCATGTACAAACTAATAAAATATTAAGAGACCCTAGTGCTTGGTATCATATAGTAACAGCAGTAGATACGACACAAGGAACTGCATCTAATAGAATAAAATTATATATAAATGGAGTTCAAGAAACATCTTTTGCAACTGAAAATTATCCAGCACAAAATGAAGAAACTTTTTTAAATAAAGCTAGTGCAACAGTAAAAATTGGACAACAGGCTTACGCAAATAATGGGTGGTTTTCAGGCTATATGTGTGAATTTGTTTTTGTTGATGGGCAACAACTTGATGCAACATCATTTGGAGAATTTGATTCCGATACAAACATTTGGAAACCTAAAAATGTATCTGGTTTAACCTTTGGAACAAATGGATTTTATTTAAACGTACCAGGCGTATCAACAGGACAAAATGCTAATGGACTAGGTGGCGACAGTTCAGGTAATGGCAATCACTTTGCCTCAAGTGGTTTATCTGCCGAAGATCAATCTACTGATACTTGCACAAATAATTTTGCAACTATGAATCCTTTATCATCTGTTAATTCTACAAATTTTACTGAGGGTAATTTAAAAATAAATTTAGCTACAAATGATGATACTGCTTTTTCTTCTATTGCTGTTTCTAAGGGAAAATGGTATTGGGAAGAAAAACGATCTACTCAAGGTGGCAGAGGATATACGGGTGTTTGTAGTTTTGATGTACCTGAAATGGGAGGAAATGCTGGTAGAGATGCTTCAAGTGATTTTGCTTATACCGATCAAAATGGTGTTATGCAAGTTTCATCAGGTGCAACATCAAATTCAAATACAAAAGGTTCTGCATTATCATCAGGAGATATAATTTGTTATGCTTTTGATATAGATAATGGTCAATTATGGACTTCAGTAAATCAAAATATAAATATATCAGGAACAGCAAATGCGACAGGACTTACGACAGGAAAAGATTATTTTTATTTTTTTGAAGATAGTGGAGCTGGAAGCACTACAATAGAAGTTAATTTTGGTAGTCCAACCTTCTCAATTTCATCAGGCAACACAGATGGTGATGGCTATGGAAACTTTGAATATGCAGTACCATCAGGATATTATGCACTTAACACAAAAAATTTAGCGGAGTATGGATAATGGCTTACACAGATATAGATAAACCAACAGATTATTTTAATACTGTTCTTTATACAGGAAATGGAACTACAGATAGAGCAATTACAGGAGTTGGTTATCAGCCAGATTTTGTTTGGATAAAAAACAGAACAACTGATTTTGGTAGCAGATTATTAGATAGTGTTAGAGGTGCAACAAAAGAATTATTTTCAAATGTAACCAATGCTGAAACAACAAATACAGAGGGTTTAAAATCTTTTGACAGTGATGGATTTACTTTGGGAAATCATGGTGGAACTAACGAAAACAGTTCTAATTTTGTAGCATGGAATTGGTTAGCCTCAAACACAACTGCATCAAACACAGATGGAAGCATAACCTCAACTGTTAGTGCTAATACTACAAGTGGATTTAGTATTGTGTCTTATACAGGTACAGGAAGTGCATCTACAATAGGTCACGGGTTAGGTTCTGCACCAAAGATGGTTATATGTAAAACTCGTTCAACATCAGGAGTTTGGTTGACTTGGCATACGGGAATATCTATTAATGGACAAATACAATTACAATCAACTGATGCAGTATATAATCCTGGAACAGGTCTTTATTGGAATAGTACATTACCAACATCAAGTGTATTTAGTGTAGGAACATCAGGTTCAGTTAATGGCTCTGGTACAACTTACATAGCTTACTGCTTCGCAGAAAAACAAGGCTACTCAAAATTTGGAAAATACGTTGGTAGTGGTTCAGCAAGTTCAGGAACATTTGTTTATACAGGATTTAAACCAGCTTTCTATATAATCAAAAGAACAGATACTACAGGTTCATGGATTATAAAAGATAATTTAAGACCAGGATATAATGTCAATGGTTCTTATTTAGTAGCAAATGATAATTTAGTAGAATCCACAGGAAGTGGTAATGTAGCAACTGATGAATATTCAAATGGATTTAAAATTAGAGGCACTTCTTCTTCATTAAATACTTCTGGTGGAACATACATCTATATGGCATTTGCAGAAAACCCATTTGTTACATCTACAGGAATCCCAACAACAGCAAGGTAATTATGCAATTATCTAAACATTTTACATTAGAAGAATTTGAAAAATCACAAACTGCTACAAGAAAAGGTATAAAGAATAAAGCTGGTGCTGGAGAAATAAAAAACTTAGGCGATCTTTGTTACGAAATACTTGAGCCTGTAAGAATTAAATTTGATAAGCCTGTTACAATTACATCTGGTTATAGATCAGAAGAATTATGCGAAGCAATAGGCAGTAAAAAAACATCACAACACACCACAGGAAACGCAACTGATTTTGAAATAGCTGGTGTATCTAATCTTGAAGTAGCTTTGTGGATTGAAAACCATTGTGACTTTGACCAATTAATCTTAGAGTATTACACAGGCGAAGCTAATAGTGGGTGGATTCATGTATCATATAAAGATGGCTCTAATAGAAAACAAGTTTTGACATATGATGGGTCGTCTTATACTAATGGATTACCAGATGCTAAATGGTCTGGTGGAAAACTACAAAACTAAAGGAGTCTATTATGCCAATGGGAAAAGGAACATATGGGTCAAAAAGAGGAAGACCACCAATGAAGAAAAAGAAAAAAGCTAAAAAGAAGAAGAAGTAATGAAAAAAAGGAAAGTAGCAAAAGATAAGAAGACTAAAATACCTAAGAAGTACCTATCTGGTCTTAAAGGTAAAAAGCGATCATCAAGATCAAAATTATTAAAGAAAATGTCAGGTCTATATAAATCTGGTGCTACTATTCCTTTATCAATGTTCAAAGCAAGAGTTAAGTAATGGCTGTAAGAAGAAAACCATTATCTGCTCAAGTTATTTCTACACTTAGAGCAAAAGCAAAGAACAGAAAAAATATTACACTTGGACAATTAAAGAAAGTTTATCGTAGAGGACAAGGTGCTTGGCTATCATCTGGTTCAAGACCAAAAATACCAATGTCAGGTTGGGCTATGGCCAGAGTAAATTCTTATTTGAGAGGAAGCAGAAAACATGACACAGATTTAAGAAGAAAGAAAAAAAAATGAGTGATAAAACTGCATTACAAAAAATAGAATCTCACGAAAAACTTTGTCGTATTATGCAAAAAGCAACACACGATAAAATTCACGATCTACAATCACAAATAAATAGAATTGAAAAGATAATGCTTATTTCTGTTGGTGCATTAATAAGTTCTATGGCATATGTAATTATGCTTTTGATAGATAGGGTCTAAACCTTTACAAACACCTAAAAATAGGTACAAGTATTAATTGTATGAGTTATAAATCAATTCTTTGTATTTCAGATTTACATATTCCAGCACACCACCCTCAAGCATTTGATTTTTTAAAATTACTAAAAAAAACTTTAAAACCAGAATTAATTATTAATGGTGGAGATGAACTAGACAAACACGCATTATCTATGCACGACTCTGACCCTGATCTTCCTAGTGCTGGAGATGAGTTAAGACAATCTAAAAAATATATCTGGGAACTTAAAAAAATATTTCCTAAAATGATATTACTTCATTCTAATCATTCATCATTAATTTATAGACGAGCATTAAAACATGGTATGCCAAAAGCATATTTAAGATCATACAATGAATTTTTAGAAATAGATCATCAATGGAAATGGGTAGAAGATTTAAACCTTAGATTAAGTGATGGTTCAGAATGTTACTTTACGCATGGAATGGCTAGTGATGGTTTAAAATTAGCAATGCAATATGGAAAAAATGTTTGCCAATTTCATTTCCACTCCAAGTTTAACATACAATATTTTAGCAATCCTGATAATCTTATATGGTCTTTACAATGTGGTTGTCTGACTAAACAATCAAATTTAAACTTCTTATATTCTAAAAATCATAGACTTAGATTTGTAATTGGTACGGGTGCTATCATAAATGGTCAGCCTAGACTATATCCTATGGTTTTAGATAAAAAAGGGGATTGGATTGGCAAAATCGTCTAAGTTAAAGCCACAGAGAGCCACAGAGAGGGCTACTGATAAGCAAATAGGTGGCAACCATTACAAAGGTAAAATACAGCCAATAGAACTCATTGTATCGCATAATTTAGACTTCATAGATGGCAATATAGTTAAATATGCAGTTAGGAATAAAAAAGGCGAGAATCCTAGAGAAAGATATGATAAAATAATTCATTATTGTGAATTAGCAAAGGAGTTAAAATGTGGTTGAATTTATTATCGTTGGGTGTAAAGACAGGGGCTAAGATTTACCAAAATAAACAACGAACAAAACAATTACTGTCTGATGCTCAAATGCACCACGCAGAGCAAATGGCGAAAGGCGAAATTGAATATAAAGCAAAAGTTATTGAGAGTAATGACAATGGTTGGAAAGATGAATTTGTCCTTGTGCTTGTATCTTTGCCTATTCTTATATTGGGTTACTCTGTTTTCTCTGACGACCCTGACATTCGTAATAAATTAGATTTATTTTTTCAGTATTTTAAAGATTTACCTTATTGGTATCAAGCTATTTTTATTGGAGTAGTTTCTGCAATCTATGGTCTTAAAGGTGCAGACATCATGCGTAAGAAATAGTATAGTGTCCAAATGGACAATATAAAAGTTGATGCAGTAATCACAGATTTAGAATTACAATTAGAAACTCATAACAATCCTTATGGTAGTTATGTTAATTTTAGATTCATAGATACTTTTCCATACTTCACTAAAGTTAATGAGATGGTCGAAGAAATAAAAAGACGAAGTGATGTTGATTTAATTAATTACGAATATTCTTATACAGGAATCCACGAAGATACAGATATAAAACATTTTGATATTACTAGAAACTAGGGCAGTAAAGAGAGAGCAAAACTACCCTAGCTATTTTGGGTCAATTCAAAGTGATAGCCGTTTATATAAACTATCGTTATTCTTCCCAAAATTCTTTTTAACAAGCCACCAACTCTCGCTGATGGCTCTATCTACTAAACTCATATATGGGGAGCAAATCAATATATCGTTAGTAGAATTCATTAAACCTTATTGTTCAAAGC